CCTATCCAATCCTCAAGGGTTCTGTTAAAATACATGTTCCCTACCTGATCGGTGTCTGGTTTTATACCTACATGATTATGTATGTAAGACTCTATAGCTTGAGCGTGAGCTTGTATTACGTCTTGAGAGTTAGACGGTATGCCTTTTGTTTTTACATTTGATTTGGAAGACGCAGCCATCAAGTGTTTTGGGCGGTCCATTATATACCCGTCATAACCTCTTGACTCAAAATACCGAACTATACCATACTTGTTGTTTTCGATAAGAAGAGGCCAACCGTAGTAAAAAGCACACATTAAAACGTCTTCGTAGAAAATACTAGCAAGGTCTGGACGAGAAGCATACTCTACTACAAACATGTTAGATGGAGGCGACATATTAAACTTCTTGTACATATGCATGGCTCCCTTCGACCCTCTACCGTCTACCGTTTCGTCGAGGTCATAAGAGTCAACACCTCCTACTCCTACGTTTGAGTTGGCTGGTATCTTCTTGCCTCTTTGATCTAAATACTTGTTTCTGTCTGACGGGTCAGGATGCCACGTAACCCTAAATCTACCTTTTACGTCTGGAGAAAAAATGACCTCTTTGTCTTTCGTCTTCCACATAAAATTACCCCTGACTACAGGGTTTGGAAACATATTGTTGTTAAAGTCTATCTGCTGATATATCTTACCGATGTTAAAAATACTGCCGTCGATACTGTCTCTAAAAGCTTCGTCCTCTGTAAATGGAAACTGTCGTATCACTTCGTTCATTTGGCCTGGATCGTGCTTCAAGCCGCCTCTTTCGTTTTTAAGATATGTTTTAGCCCCCACTTCTACTGGAGCCCCGTCCACCCCTTTTAATGGTTTTTCAGGGTCTTCTATGACTGGGTTACCGTGAATATCAAAGAACCCTTCTAAAGCCTCATATGCTGGTATAAAGATTCTGTACAGCCCTGACTTAGTTCTTCCGTTTGCGTTCCTTTCTGACGGGTCTGAATCGTTCCACAACTCTTTATATTGCTTTCCGCCTTTGTCCATAGGGTTTACTGTACTACCCACCAAAGCTTTTCCCACAATTTTACGGCCAACAATAAGGCACGTTCTTTCAATCCTCCACGCTTCACGGATGTCAGATGGCTTCTCCCACTTTCCAGCTTCATCAAGATAAAGAAAATGAAGTTTCTCACCATCGTATGCATTGTTGGTTGTGTTCTTCCAGTTAATAATGGTGTTTAGAGCGTCACCTACATTCGATGTTTTGTTTGTTTTTGTTATCCTTTTTGATGGCTCTCTAAAAGCCAATTCCATTCTAGGATTAGTAGTTCCATCCTGTATAGGTTTAAAAAAGAAAGGGTAGCCTTTAAATATAGCTACCACTTTTTTCATAAAAATGTTTTCTTGAGCATCTTTACCAGTCTTCGACTGAATACCAAGAAGTTTGTCTTTAACTTGAGTAGCCTCGTCCACAAGTATAGAACAAGAGACATTAGTGTAGCCAGAACGCCTACACTTAGTATAAAGCTGACCGATACAACGAGGATCAGCTTCACACGCAGCCATGTGTAAAAATATTTCACGCTGAAAGGATAAGTAGGAAGGGTAGCCAATATCAATTTTACTCCACTGTAAGAACATGTAGTGTCGGCCTGTAATATACGTAGGCTCCCCGTTATTGTAAAACCAAACACCGTTGCGACGGCGGTCAAACTCCTGTTCGATGTATGAAGAGAAGCGATTGCGGAACTCCTTTGGCCTCTCATACCACTCATCCATGCTTCTAATCCTACGTAGCTCTTCTGGCATTTCCAGCCTTTGCCACACTTGCATAGATTTTGGTTTATCGTAGAACAGAATGTCTGATCTTTTGGGCTTTTTAGGTAGCACAACAAGAAGCCCATGAAGTTCGATGAGATCACCTTCTGTGCCGTTAGGGTCGACTTTAATAGCTTGATCTTCATACTCTTCTATGTTTACTAGATTGGACATTAATAACTTTGACCAAGATTGTTCATTCTACCTAAGCTAGGTATGCCTTGTTTAGGGCTTGAGTTGATCATAACACCACCACACTCGCATTCCGCTTCAGGAGAGTATGTCTCACCATCTTTAATCTTAATGGTAAGCTTGTCTACGTACTTTTCTTTTCCGCAATCAGGGCAAGATAAATTAGGCATTGTATTAAAGTTTAGTACCCCCGTCAGGAATCGAACCTGAGACCTACGCATTAGAAGTGCGTTGCTCTATCCATCTGAGCTACGAGGGCATAAGCCCCTCACCGTTGCGAGGAAGCAATTTTAAAATTAACCTCAGATTAAAAAGTAAGAGGCTAATAACCAGGGGCTTTCCCTGATTGTTGGGACGATGGGACTTGAACCCATGACCGCCTGTGTATAAGACAGGTGCTCTAACCAACTGAGCTACATCCCAAGTTGATCGACCCAATTATGCAGTGGGCCACCTGACTAACCAATAAAAACGTTAATACCAGACTCGCTCGACAGGCTTGTCTTTTATAAAGACTCTTAAATGCAATATGAGCAGCGAGATAGAGAAAATCCTACCCCTTCTGTGTCTTTCATAGAAAAGCCCTAATCCTATTTCTTCAGCGTCTAAGTAAAAACTTAAATCAACCCTTGATAAAAACCCCGTCTTTTGTTTCACCTGTTCTTAATTTTATTTCGTTATAAGCTGTTTCAAGGCACTTTTCCAGATCGTACCCTGTCTGTGCTGCTAAGATAATAAGGGTGACCATTACGTCACCAAAAGCATCCGTGGTTTCTTCTCTGTTTTTCTTCTTGGCTAAACATCCCGCTAGCTCTCCTAGTTCCTCTACAACCTTGAGCATCTGTTTAGATGCGTTTTCTTCTTCGATGAGCCCTCTGTCTCTGGCCCACATCTGTACAAGTGAAATAAGTTCTTCCATTGTGTCTGTTTTAGTTAATTGATTTTCATGCCATCCATCCCAGTATATGAGATCATTTGGAGAAACGCTCAGCGAATCCCCCACTGTAATCTTTCTGTTCAGTAATTTCCCCATTTTCTTTTAATTCTTTTATCATTTGCTCTAGCTTCTGACGCTCAATAATTAGCTCTTTGCAATCTATTGCCGTTTGTTTAACAGATTGTAGTTCTGCTTTTCTAGCCGAACCGCTAGCTTCTTGATCAACAGGTCGCTTAACCTCCTCTATCATGTTGTGTATGGCAATAGACATGCTCTCCATGAGTTTTTCGGAAGCGGATACCGTACTAAACTTGCTCCTCGACATAAAGTATATCTACGTTTCTTGTGCGAAAATAAGGCTTTTCATCAATGACAAACTTGTAATCCATACCTTTTATTATGCCCACCACATCTCCTATCTTGAGGTTGTTCTGTTTTGTAAAATCAGACTCAAGAAAAACTCTAGCCTTAAGCACTGGATCTTTCTTTAATTTTACTACCTCTATCAAACCTACTTGCTCTTCTTCCTCTTCCTCTAAAGGCTCTAGTATAGTCCACCCCCATAGAGGTTTTAATTCCCCTGTGTCTTTGCTTTTGTAACAAAACGATTGATTGCCGAGTTCGTTTTCTCTAGAGTATTTTACAACATATGCGTTCTCTAAAGACTTGTCTGTTTTTAATTCGTCTATCTGTTGAGCTTTCTGCGTCACTACGTGATGATGAAAATACAAGGTGTCGCCTGGCTTAGCACCTGTGTCAAACTTGTAAGGGGTAGAAATGATTTCGCCTTCGTTAACCCTTCTCTCGAATTCCTCAAATCTAGAATCTACGTACAGCTCAAGACCCGATTCTGTTTTAATCGTGTCGTTACTTCGTTTGTCCAGGCGAACAATAAAGTCTCTAAGTGATTGCATTGTATTAAAAGTTTAAATCGTATTCTATTACGCATGGCATTTCGTCTACAGACTTCCATATTTTGTTATTACCGTCTGCGTTGACATATATAAGATACCTACGCATAGCATATCTATGGAGTTTTTCTTGATCTAGCGCTATAGCTGAAACTTTCGATCCGTCACGCAAAGGCATACCAACATAATACGCCATGCCGTTTTTTGGGTCAGTTCCAATTATTATTTTTCTTATTAATCCTTCCATTAGTTTAGAGATAAACCAAGCCCGCTTAGCAGGTCGTCAAGATCGTCTGGGCCTTCGTACATCTCCCTTAACGCCTCTATTATAGACTCAAGCTCCTCAACAGACTCGATGTTAAAATTAAATACAGACTTCAT